TAAGTCTGCGTTTAGTAACCAATTGATATTCGACACACTTGATGCCAATCCTGGCAAGAAGATTAGAGTATTGTATTGGAGTTTCGAGATGCCAGGTTATCAGCAGATACTGCGCACAGGCTCGAAAATTGTGAAGAAAGAGGTTGCCGATTTATTATCAGTAGACAACACTCTTTCGGATGTAGACTTCAAAACTTACGCTGCACGGATGCAGAAATACAAAAAGTATCCTATATACTTTAACAACATCCCGCGTGATATGCAGTTTATTATGGATGCAAATGAGGAACTGGCTTCTGAGCACCCTAATGACATTGTGATCAACTTGCTTGACCACTCTCGTCTTGTTAGGGGTAACGAAGACACAGAACTTAGACGCTTGAATACGATTTCTAAAGGCTGCATGTGGCTGCAGTCAAAGCTAGGTACAGTTAACATACTGCTATCGCAGCTGAATCGTAACATCGAGCAAGAACATCGTGCTAAAAATCAGTACCAGCCGTTATTATCAGATTTATTTGGTGGTGACAGCATTGGTCAGGATGCGCATGTGGTGATGATACTTAACAGGCCTTATGACCTGTACGGTATTACAGAGCCATACTGCAACGAGGATCCTAGAGGTTTGTTGGCAGTGCATATGGAGAAGAACCGTGATGGTTTACTTGGTATGCTTGCTTACGAAGCTGATATGAGCACATTTACAATCAAAGAACGTACGTGATAGACAAAGTCTTGCGAAAGACTTTTATAATCAGACCCTCTGGTAGGTCCACTGATTTTATTAGTCCTAGCTTTGGCTATGGTTGTTTGTTCGATTGCAGTTATTGTTACATGAAACGACACAGACCTGATGGTTTATCAGTTGCTACTAACACTAACGACATTCTTACAGAGATTAACAATCACGCCTTCTTTACTCCTGTAGACAAGCCTAACCAGACACACCCTAAATTCACTACTTATGACATTAGTTGTAACGAAGACTTTGCTTTGCATGCAAAACACCACGAGTGGGAAAAGATCTTTGACTTTTTCAAAGACCATCCTATAGCTATGGCCAGTTTTGCTACTAAATATGTAAACAACAAGTTCTTGTCTTACAACTCTAACTATAAGGTAAGAATTAGGTACAGTCTTATGCCACAGAAAATGGCTGACTTGCACGAGAAGAACACATCTACAATCATAGATAGGATAAAAGCTATCGACAGATTTGTAGATGCAGGCTATGAGGTGCACATAAACTTTAGTCCCGTCATTGTATATGAAGGATGGCTAGATGACTATGCTGAACTATTTAGCTTGATTGACACGCATGTGAAGTGGAAGGAGCAGGTACTTGCAGAGGTTATATTCTTGACGCACAACTTAGATAAGCACAAGAATAACTTAACTCGGCACCCTGATGCAGAAACTACACTATGGACACCAGAAAACCAAGAGCCTAAAAACTCTCAGTATGGTGGTATGAATATTAGATACAAGCACGATTTGAAGCGAGTATTTATTGAGCAGTTTATCGACTTACACGATAGACTGATACCTTGGAACACAATCCGATATATATTTTAACTATGGAATTACCAAAAACAGTGGTGAAGGCGAGCCGTAAATCGCCTAAGAACATGATTATCTACGGTCCACCAAAGATCGGCAAGACGACAGTGCTATCACAGCTAGAAGGTTGTCTTATTATTGACTTGGAAGGGGGCTCTGATATGGTTGATGCCTTGAAGATTCAAGTTAACAACTTGAAAGAGCTTGCAGAAGTCGGTAAGGAAATTATCAAGCAAGGTAAACCTTACAAGTACATTGCTATCGACACTATCTCTAAGCTAGAGGAATGGTGTGAAGACGAGGCTAAGAAATTGTACATGACTACTCCTATGGGTAAGAACTTTGAGACTAAGAATCCTGGCATGTCTGTGCTGTCATTGCCTAACGGTGGTGGCTATTTGTACTTGCGCATTGCATACAAAAAGTGGATTGATAGACTCAATAAGCTTGCTGATCATGTCATCCTTGTCGGTCACTTGAAAGACAAGATGCTTGAGAAGAAAGGTAAGGAGGTTGCTGTTAAGGACTTGGACTTGACAGGTAAAATCAAACAGATTACATGCGCAAATGCAGATGCTGTAGGCTATATCTACAGAGAAGACGATCAGACTATGGTCTCGTTCAACTCTCTAGAAGATGTAACTGCAGGTAGCAGATGCGATCACTTAAAAGGTCAGACCATGCCTTTACAATGGTCAAGTATATTTATTGATTAACTGCTTTAAAAACTAGAAAAAATGATTGAAGCAAGAACACAGAACCCTGGCGAGGCTACGCAAAGTGAAACTCCACAGACTATCACAGTATCTATGGTACTAGAAGACTTGGAGAATGGTATTGATCGTAACGGCATCAAAGAGAAGTACAATCTACAAGCGTGGGAGGTAAAGCAAATGTTTGAGCACCCATCACTAAAAGGCAAGAAAGCTAAGAAAGTGAGAAAGCTCTCGTTTAACTTTATTGACGACACTGCGTTGGACAAGCCTCTTGTTGACCCTGCACAAACTAGCATCCCTATGGATGATGGATTGCAAACTGAGTCTGAAGATGTGCCTTACGGTAACACTAATGAAGACTGGAAACATTCTTTTGAATAACTTTAAAAACAGAAATAGTTATGGCTATTAAAAGTAATCAATCAACCGAAGAGGTTGTAGGCGGTGGTATACAGTTATACTCCGGCCTTAGTAATTTCAATGTGATTGCAGTAAATCCTACATTGGATGAATTGCATGAGCTAGGTATTATGCTCAAGAGCGAACCGAACTATTATGTGGAGTTCAGCGGTAAAGAGTATTTCAAGCTAACATTCTGGATTAAGAACGAAGACTTGACAACTCGTTTCGAAATCTTGATGAATGCTGAGCCTCGTGTATCACAGAGTGGTAAGCACCAGTGGCTTAACAATGCTGGTCAATCTACGTGGTCTAACGATGCACCTACCTATGATTGGTGGAAGACAGAGGGTACTCGTCATGCATTTACCGGCGAGGAAACTTTGATCAACTTTGCTAAAGCGTGGGCTAACGTTGCTAATGGTGACGATGTCTACTTTGAGTCTATTGGCAAGATTGTCAAAGGCGATGTAGCAGAAGTTAAGGCTCTTGCTAAAGTTCTATCAGGTAACCAAATCAGATTGTTGATCGGTGTTAAAGACGGTAAATACCAAAGTGTTTACACTAAAGTGTTTGGCCGTATTAAGCCAGAGCGAGACGATTTGTTTGTCAAGAACTTGAACGACGAGTATGGTACATTCAATGCAGAGTTTGATACAACGCTTGCATGGGGTCCATTTAGTCCTCAGCTTTCTCTTGTTACTCCTGACGCAGAAGACGATAGTCCTGAAGAAGGTGATGACTGGGTTTAACTGAGTAGTTAATTAGATAGAGAGGGGAGCCATTAGGTTCCCCTTCTTTATTTATATTTGTTAGCTTATGATCAAAAGTAGACAAAGTGAGGATCACCTTTCTAAAGACATGATATTGTCTAGGATTAGGGAGATAGACATCTTTTCTTACTATTGTCCAAGTTTCAAAGAGCTAGGTGTAAAGTTTTGTAGTGAGTTGCGTGATGATAAGTCACCATCTGTTTCTATAATTATATGGCAGAATAGATTGCTGTACAAGGACTTTGGCCATCCAGAGCATACATTTGACTGTTTCTCCTACATCATGAAGAAATACAACTGTAGCTTTTACGATGCATTGCGTGTAGTTGACAACGACTTTGGTCTAAACCTATCGTCTTTTAAAGAGACTATAGGTTTTTCTATGGGTATTCCTGCAACCAGGACAACTAAGAAAGTAGAGCAAAAGCGTGTTGTTATCATTCGTAAGAGGCGTCGTAAGTGGATGCGTAAAGATCAAGAGTTTTGGTCACAGTTCTTTATTACAAAGACAACATTGATTAAATTTGCAGTCTGTCCTATTACACACTACTGGATTAATGAAAACCGCTTTAGCTGTGATCTAAGTTATGCGTATAAGATAGGCAAGAAATACAAAATCTACTCACCCTATGAAGATACTAAATGGATTAGTAACACTACTCGCCGGCATGTGCAAGGCTATGTACAATTACCTGATAGACACGATATATGCGTGGTCACTTCCAGTCTCAAGGACGTCATGTCACTCTACGAGCTCGGAATCCCAGCAATCGCACTCCAATCAGAAATGCAAATGCCAGACAAAGCCCTTGTACACGAACTGCAAGAGCGATTTGGGGTAATAGCACTGTTTTACGACAACGACTTTGACAACGTAAATAACCCTGGTCAGACAATGGCAAACAAAATTATTAGGGAGTTCCCAAATTTTGTTAATATTGTACTACCAGAGCAATACGGTGTCAAAGATTTGTCAGACTACATCGCTAAGTACCAATCTACTCACTTGATCACTGCTCTAGTATTAGAAGTATTGATACGTGAGACGGAGAAAAAGAAAACCACAGAACAAGAAAGTACAGAACGCAACAGCGAAGACCTACAAGGGGATTAAGTTCCGTTCTAAACTAGAAGTATTTACTTACAAAAAACTAGAAGAGGCAGGCATTGTGTCTGACTATGAAAAGCATAAGTATGTACTGCAGTCTGGGTTTTACTATTCTTCTGAGATGTACGAGCCTCACAAAACACACGGCTATGTCACAACTACAACCAAAATTCGTGACATAACTTACACACCTGACTTTGTTGATCCTCATGGAAGATGGGTTATAGAAGTAAAAGGGTATGCTAATGACGTCTTTCCTATCAAATGGAAGATGTTTAAGAACCATCTTATGCAGCTAGAAGAACCTCCTGTTCTTTTCTGCCTAAGAATCAAAAGCAAGTTCTACAAACAATAGAACTGATTCAAGAAAAATTCTAATACACTAAATTTTATGGATTATTCTAAAGACCTCCTCATTGAGCTTGAGGGGCTAGGGATTGACACGTCTGGAAATCCCGATGAGACCAAGCGTCAGATTACTGACCTGTACGAGAAGACAAAGCATGACACCTTTGGCTATATCGAAGATTTTGAGTACTACGATAGGGTATTCGAGCCTGTATACGGCATCGAGTTCTTTATTCTAGTTAAGAACGCATACAACAATTTTATGCGGGAGTATCGTAATTCTTATTTCACAACGCTAAAAAATACTTTAGATGAAATCGTCGAAAATTCAAGAGTGGCAAGACAATCTAAAGAAGGGTGATTTTATCCGTGTTATTTACAGCCATGCTGAAGTATACGGTGTGTTCCTAAAGTGGACACGCGAAGGTAAACACTCTTGCCACTATTCAGCTATAAGTTGGTGGGCACATCCTAATCCAGAAGACTACAAAGATCCAGGTAAGATCTGGAGGATTGACCACGTCAATAGCAATGCTGTGAATAGGGTAAGACCTATAGATGAGAGATACATGGACGATAACCTGTTAGAATGTTTAGCTAACGTAAAAAAATTAATGCTAAAATGAGTATTAAAACAATTGACAAACAGATCAAGGGATCTGAGGGCCTTGCTAAGAAGATTAACAAAGGCGCTGAACGAATGGTGTTCGACATTTTGCAGTCGACTCAGTATTCTACACCAATCCCATCCACAATCCGTGAGCTTGCAACCAATGCATGTGACTCACAACGTGAGAAGGAGATTGCTATAGAGATACTAGAAGGCAGAGCAAAGCCAGAAGACTATTACATTACTCGCAATGGTGCGCAGTATGAAGACAGTAACTTTGATGAAAGTTACTATGACCTAGAGTATTTGTCTAGACACTTGAAGCACATTGATATTGTGTATCAGGAAGGCGAAGGCACTGGGTATTGTGACACTGTTAGTATTACGGACCATGGTGTCGGTATTGGTGCACGTCGTCTAGAGGGTGTGTTGGAGCTCGGTTATTCTACCAAGCGTAACACATCAGAGAACTTCGGTGCATTCGGTTTGGGTGCCAAGGTTGCATTGTCTACCGGTGTAGATTTCTACACTATTGACACTGTGCACAACGGTAGAAGGTTTAAGATGAACTGTTACAATTACAAGACAGACTTTATTGTGCCGTCTTTTAATGTTAAATTAGGACAGCCTAATCCTCATGTTACACTAAGCGATGGAACGAAAGTGTTTTATGAAGAGGCTGAGACTAGAAACCGAACTACTATATCGTTTGGTGTAAAGCGTCATCACCGTAGAGACTATCGTAATGCTGTAGAAGAGCAGTTGATGTACTTTGACAACGTTAGATTCAAGCGTATTAGCGAGTCTGGGTATGAAGATACTATGCCTTTTCAGCCAGAGATTCTTTACAACTCTGACAACCTAATCATCTCAGACACATACCTGTTTGCTAAACCTCACATTGTACTTACAAAGGACAAAGGTGGTAGCACAGGTGTTAACTACGGCTTTATTGATTTCCGTGAGTTGGAGATGGAGCAGATGTGGGGCCCTATTGCATTCAAGTGTCCAGCTCGTCAAGTTATGACTGACGATAATGGTAACGAGATTGTACTGCAAGAGGGTGTTGATGTGACTCCGTCACGCGAGAAAGTGATATGGAATGAGCCTACTAAGAACTACATTTTGTCTGTAATTGAAGCTGCTGCACAAGAAGCTACAGAAATGGTTCAGGATAGTTTACAGCAGGAAGACTTTGTATCATGGATACTTGCATGTCAAGAGGTCTTGAGTAAGGCTGATAGCGGTAGTGCACTAGGTCGTATTGCTAATATCATTGACAAAGAGTCTTTGAAGCCAGCTTTTGCACCAGATCCTACTATTACAAATGGTTCTGTCAAGAAGTTGTTTGAGAAGATGTCTGTTACGCATATCACTAAGTTGCGAGACTACAAGACTGGCAAGGATGAGATAAAGCGTGAGGATGCTACAAGCTATGCAGGCTTTTCAGAGACTAGTATCTACCTGAAGACTGATGAGAACTTCAACAAGATGAAAGACATCTATCTTAATCATCGTGCAGGTGGTCCTATCATTGTTATCAGTAAAGAGAAAGCAGAGCTGCCTGAGAAGATTCGTAACATGGCACCAGGTGACTACAAGAAGAATGCAATTGCTGCGTACAACAAGATTATTGCTAAGCGTAATCGTGTGTGGGAATTGTTGGAAGAGTCTGAGTACACTAATAGCTATGACGATGTAGTTGTTGATCCTGATTGGCTAGAAGACTACAAGAAAGATGCTACTGCTGCAGAAGAGATTGCTAAGTTTGACAATCTATCTCCAGAAGATCGTCGTAAGATAGAAGAGCGCATGGTTGCGTATACTTTTAGATACAACGATAAGTACTGGCGTGATCCAAACAATAGAAAGCGGTATACTCTAGACAAGATAGAGCCGAAAGTCAAAGACTTGATGAAAACTGAACGTACTACCTACTATGGTACGAAAGCAGACGAAGAGCTTTTGACAGTTGCTTGTGGTGTCTTGCATGAATATGCCCCAGCTCGTAGAAAGGTTTATCCTAATATAAGTTATTGGCATAAGGATGCAGATAGTCCGGTGTATTTCTTTGACACACCACCTGTGAGTCACAGAGATTACAACGGTAAATGGTATTCATGGTCTGAAGGTGATCAAATCAATGTTGACTTTGACACACCACAGCTTATTAGAGTTTCACAGTCTAATGTCAAGCACATTACTATGAACCCTAATGTCAAGCATATCAGCGAATTCTTTTTACAACTAACAGATAACGGAGGCTATACTATGGATGAGTATGCAATTAAATGGTACACTGGTCAGAAGGTTAGAGGAATCAGAGACAAGACGTACCTGTACTGTCTAAAAGACATCAACAAAGACTTGTTTGATAAGTATACTAAAGTGTATGAAGCTGCGTCTAGCGATAGCGGCCTTAGCAGTTGGGTTAAGAACAGTGAAATCTATGGAACTATGGATAAGATTATGCAGTTCCAAGAGTTTGTAGAGAATACAGATGATGCTGATGCTATCAAACAAAAGTCTAGAGAATTGTTTGTTCTTGACATACCGGAGTCGGTTGCTCAAGACAAAGAAGTGATCGATGCATTCAATGAGCTCGAAGAGTTCAGTGGAGGCATACATGTAATGCTTAATAGCATTCATGGAATTGACTATGCTCCTGATGTTAATGTTAACCTAGATGTTAACCTCATCAAGGAGATTATGGTCTATCTTGAAGCCAAGGATAGACTAAATTGGTAAGACAAAAAGTGGGGGTTTATGCCCCCACAATTTGTATATGTTCTTTTTATTTTTTATATTAACCACTTAATTATCAAGTAATTATGATTACAATTAATGTGATTGGGGACCAGATTTCTGGTTCTTACGGGGACACACCGTTTTGTGTCAACTACAGTGAAGACACCTACAACAAGATGGTGGCTTTACAAGACAGACAAGATACTGTCGAGTCTATGGAAGAGTACAATAAACTCATGGAAGAGTTTGCTGTACTTACAGTTCAAGATTATAAGGCTACTGTAGAAACAGAATGTCCTTACATCCATGTCAATCCTGTTACACAAGAATTCTTTCTTAAGAATAACGGTGTAGTTTCTAGCGTGCCTATGCCACAGGCTCTTGTAGATCGTATTCTTACGTCTATAGACAAAGGTGTAGACTTTATGCCATTGGTAAAGATGTGGATTCGCTTCTTGCGTAACCCTATCTTGTCAGAGAAGATGAAGGATGGTAGAGGTGAAGACTTTGCTAAGCGTTTCTTCAACTTTGTTAATCTAGAGTATGTGCATCCACAGTTGAGAGATCAGCTTATGGAAGACCATGGCTTAAGTGAAGAAGTTGCTGAGCAGCGTGCTACTATGTACCAGATGAAGATTACCAAAGAGGGTCTTTTGAATGGCTACAAAGTGTCTCGTGAGATCTTGCACAAGTATGATACAGAAACTGGTGAAGAGATTCCCCGTTACGGCCGTACATTCAACCCTGACACAGGTGAGATTGAAAGCGATGGTCTACCACAAAATGTAGAAGATCGTTTGTTTGAGCCTGCAGTTATGGGTAGTGGCGGTGATGCATTTTCTTGTGAGGGCGCTAACGGTTTCCCTGGCAACGGACACTTTATCAAAGTAGGCTGTACACACCGTCTACCAGATTGGTCTTACGTTGACACTAACGACATGCGTTCTTGTGTTAAGGGCTTGCACTTTGGTGGCCTTAAATACATTGCATTCTACTCAGGTGAGATTCACAACATCTTTGTAGATCCTATGCATGTTGGTGCTGTGCCAGATGATGAGACAGGTGCAATTCGTTGCTTGCAATACTTTGTACACTCATCTCTTGCAGGTGTTAATGGTTCTATCTACCACAGTTCTAGCTATGCAGCTAAGACTGATGAAGAGTGGGAAGAAATGCGTAGAGAAGCTGTTCAAGCGTTTAGCGAAGAAAAGCTTAGCATTGATAAGATGACTGCAGAAGTTAACGCTCTGTAATTATTGGGGGGTCCTTGTGGCCCCCTATTTTCCTAACTCTTAAAATATATTACTATGAAAACAATTGCACTAATAGACGCAGATAGCTTAATGTATTATGAGATGGGAGCTAACACTTTGGAAGAAGCAATAGAAGGCCTGAACAACAGAATCTTTACAATCTTGAATGAGGTTGGTGCAGATGAGTATATGGGCTTTCTTACACTAGGTAAATGCTTTCGCTATGACGTAGCAGAGTCTATGCCGTACAAATACAATCGTAGTGGTTCTATGAAGCCACCAATCTTTTATGCTCTTAGAGCGTATTTGCAGCAGAATCCTTACCACTTTATCTCTATAGATGGGTTGGAGGCTGACGATTGTGTATCCGTGTACAGCAAACTGCTATCGAATAAAAACACAAAGGTGGTTGTGTGCAGTCCTGACAAGGACGTACTAAACCAAGTTGTTGGTAAACATTTCAATTACCAAAAACTAGAATGGGTAGAAACTGATCAAAAAGCAGCAACAGAGTTCTTGTGGAAGCAAACCTTGATGGGTGATTCTACAGACGGCATACCTGGCATTCCAGGTCTCGGCCCAAAGACTGCAGACAAGATCATTGCCGCACTCTCTAGTGAGTTTACCTACAATTACGAAGGTGTTGTTATAGAAAAGTACATCGAAAAGTTTGGTCTTAAAGACGGAATTTGTAGATTTACGGAGACATTCAACCTTGTGTACCTGCTTCGCACTCCAGAAGAAGTTCTGAAATATGCAGGATCTTCACTACCAGATTTAAAATTAAATGTAATTTATGATTTTACGGTAGATGAAGGTACAAATTAAACACGCTATTATGAATCCTAAGAACGGTAGAAGTTTTACAATCTTACCGGGAAAGGATGGAGCAATCCCTGAAGAGAGAGACGGTAAAATTGTCTCTCTCGATATGGGCACTTACACAATATCTTTAGGTGACATTGTTATGGTTAAAAAGAAACCATACAAAGTCAATCACATTGCACGAAGTATTGTTGGTAAGAAGCTTGTTTATACACTGACTACAGCATACCTAACTAAGGCCTCTATGTTCGTTATGCCTATGATGACCGGTAACAGACGATTGTATATGTTCGATACATTGTTTGTTAACTGTTTTATAGGCGTTAGAGAGCATGAGAATAAGATAGCATTGCTGTACAGATTTTCTGGCGATACAACGTTTCTACGCTTTGAACAAGCCTTGAGTAAATTCCCAGGCTTTATAGATACTTTTGACCCTTCCCCACACTTTGTGATGTTTGTGTTTAACATTCCGGATAAGCATATGGACAACTACGTTCATTTCTTAAACGGTGAGTATTCACAATTCAGTCCAGAGTACAAGGAAAGTGTCTTAGATTTTCACGGCTTTGGTCCTGAGGGCGAGCTTGGACAGATCATGTTCAAGTCTACTGCACGCAGGCTAAAACTAGAGAAGCAGTTAGATGTGTTTATCGACGAAGATGCAGAACTTTATAGTATACCTGATGAGAACGAAATATTTAATCCAGAAATTTATATTTAAAATGAAATGAGTGGTATAAAAACTCAAGTAGGGGATTGGTATCCCTTACTAGAACCATTGTTTAAGTCTAAAGGTTTCGAGAATATTAGAAACCAGATTAAGACTTACAAATCAAGTGGTGTAAAAGTTCTTCCTGATACCAGGATGACTTTTCGGGCATTTAAAGAGTGCCAATATAAAGACGTACAAATCGTAATCTTAGGCCAGGATCCCTATCACGACGGTAGGGCCAATGGCTTAGCCTTTGCTAACAGTTCATCTCTAGGGCTCGTTAGTCCTAGTCTACGCAACATATGGAAATCACTAGAAACAGATTTTGATGTGTTAGAAGTAGACTTTGACCATTCCTTAGAGAGCTGGGCTAGCAAGGCGTACTATTACTTAACACTGCACTGACTGTGGAGAAGGGTAAAGCAGGATCTCATTTAGATCTGTGGCGCCCATTTACAGAAAGGTTTATTACAGCTCTTACAGAATCTAAAGACGGAATAGTCTTTATGCTGTGGGGTAAGAAGGCTCAGTATTTTGAGCAGTTTATAGTAGGTAATCAGCATGTGCTAAAAGCAGCACACCCTGCAGCAGAGGTTTACTCTGGAGGCAAGGCTGGTTTCTTTACTTGTAAACATTTTACTCAAGCTAATGAGCTTATTGATAAGCCTGTTAGGTGGTCAGATCGGTGTGTTACTGTACCATTTTAAAATTAAGGGGAGCATAGCTCCCCTTTTTTTATTCTTCAGCAGGTTTAGGCACATATTCAATGCGCTCTAACTCGTTTAGTTGGTCGTGTATTTCTGCAAAGGCAGAATCATTTAGTACAGCAGTTCCTACAATCCAATTATCATTACCATCTTTAGCAAACTTTAAAAGGTTGTCTCCGTTTCTATATCCATCCAACGCATCAAACTGCGCTTGTGTTGCTTTTAATACTATCATATAGCAGTCAAATAAGTGTCAATAGCATCTTTCAAATCAGTATTATCTAATGCCTCACCAAGTCCAAATATTTTAATTGTTCCCGAACTATAGAAAAGAGTTTGAGTTACAAGGTTTATAGATAATAAGTGCATTGAATCGTTTAGCCCCGATGGATTTACCGACCCAATTGTATTCGTAAAACTTGTACTATCTAAATAAGTAGTAAATCCAGTTGATGCAGTTCTTTTTTGGTGATGCCAATTGTTGCCTCTGTAATCTGCTGAAGTAATAGGTCTTAAATCGTTTATTGAAGGGCGATAATCTGCACTCCTAACCCTCAATTGATTTCGTATACCATTTGCATCAACTCTAATACCATAAGGTCCTGCATCGGATTGGGATAAATCATTGTTAATATAAACAAATGTAGATGCATTATTTTGAGCATAATTTACAGCATCAGTAGAAATAGTAAAATTAGTGTCAAGATATGAACTTGAACCATCACCACTAAAACC